AGGTAGTCCACGGACGAGCAGCCCTCGGCCGGATAGGCGTCGGCGGTGATCTGGGTGACGGTCGTGGGCGTGGCCGAGCCGCCGGACATGGTTCCCGACGCGGGCTTGACCGTCACATCGCCGGCCGGTGTGACCACCACCGCAAACCCATTCGGCCCCGCTCCTGTCGTCACAGCCGAGATGATCACCGAATCGCCATTGGCCTCGGCGGTGTAATCAGGGCTCGACGTATGGGCGTTGATGTTCGCCGCGACGTTGATCGCCGTCTGCTCGTTGGTGCTTGTCCAATCCACCGCGCCCGAGGTGATGGTCACGCCATCGACGGTGATGGAGGTGATCTTGTTGGTTCCGGCCGTGAGCGTGCCGCCCGTGATCCGAAAGGCGAAGGTCGCCACCGAGTTGCCGGTGACGTAGCTCTGGCCGTTGGCCAGCACGACCACTTGGATGCCGTTGTCGGTCATCATCGCATTGCCGGCGGGATCGATCGCGTCGCCCGTGCACAGCGTGGCGCTGCCGGCGCTGTCGATGCGGTACAGGTCGCCGTCGGATAGCACCCAGAGATAGCCCAAAGCCTCGCGAGCGGCCCGGATCTTGCCCGAGCCCGCGGTGACGAACTCCTTAAGGCACGGCGTGCCGTAGAGAACGGCCTTCAGGGGCGCATTCTGCCCGATGGTGAGCGCCGGGGCGCGCGAGCCCAACGGCGGCATCTCGGGGAAGAAATTGACCAGCCTAGCCGCGTCCAGCGGCTTGGAGCGCTGCTCATTGGAGGAGAAGGCGATTGCGGAGCGGGCCACTATTCGCCCCGCTCGATGTTGAAGTAGCGCCCCGTCATGTTGCGCAGCACGCCGCGCGGCGACGGAGCCGGCGGGATGTACTTGTAGCCGGCCTGAAGAGCCTGCAGCGCTGCGAGGATTTGCAGCTCTTCCTTCGGGGAGAAGGCGTAGCCGTATTCGGGCGCCAGCCCTTCGGCAATCAGCCAGGTCAGGCTATCGATCAACTCGTCCGGCATGTTGACCGTAGCGGTCGCCGTCAGGTCGGTGTGAGCGTAATGGATGCCCTTCGTGCGGAAGCCGTGCATCAGGCCATTCATGGTCACGAGGCCGTCGGCAAGCTCGGCCGCGGTCATCGTCTCCTCGCCCGCGATCTGCTTGAGGCGGCGCATCGCGCTGAGAAGGACTTGCTGGGCGGTCCGAGTCGCCATGTCAGGCCATGATTGCGCGCTTGATCAACAAGCGGCCCTCCGTGAGCACCACGCCGTTCTGGTCGGTCGTCTGATGCATGTATTCGCCGTGCAGGCCCACGGTGTCGCCACCGTCGATCACCGCCGAGAAGGTGCCTGCCGAGGCGCTGACGACGCTCGTGGTCGGATTGAAGACTGCCGAGTCCTGCCATGGGACGTTCGGCGGCCGGCCGACGCGGCACGTCAGCGTCAAGCCGGAGAGGTTCTGCGGCGCATTGGCCGAATCGCGGGCGTGCATCGTCAGCGTCCGGTCTTCACCGGCCCACACTTCGAAGTGCTCGCGATTGGCCACGGCTAGGCCTTGGCCTTCTCGTCGTCGGCCTTGCTGCGGGGCGCCTTCTCGCCGGGAAGGGCTTCCTCGAGCTTCCAACCTTTCGGCACGTCGCTCCAGCAGTCGAAGCGGGCGCGCCCCTTGCCGCCGATCTCGACGGCCCAGCGGGGCCACGGCTTGCGGGGCTGTTCCTGAATACTCATGCGGCTTTCCTTTTCATGAGGCTGCGGGCGCGCTCCAAGGCGCGGAGATATTCGGGCGTCGGCGGGGCCTTCTCGCCCTGCCGGGCCTCGATGTTGTCGATATCGGCCATGAATTCGGGGCTCATGTTGCAGACTTCCTTGGCGAACTTGCGCGCATCCAGCGTGCGTGGCCCCCAGCCCAATGCGTGGCGAATGCGGTCGGCCTCGGCCAAGCGCTCCTCGCCGCGGTCCTGGAAGAAGGCCGTCCACTCGCGCAGATCGCGCATGCGCTGGGTATTGAAGGGCCGGTCCTCAAGCCAGGCGTCGACGTAGAGCCACGGCCCTTCGCTGGCGAGCATCCAGACGTAGAGCAGCCAGAGGTCATCCCACCAGAAGGGGAAATAGTCGGTGAAGATCCGGCCTGCCGCCGCACGCCATTTCTCAGTCACGATGGCGTAGGTGGCCGTGCGCTTCTCGTCGGTCCGCCACCAGAAGACGCCGTCCGGCTTGGCCTCGGCTGCCTCGGCAATCTTGGCGTCCCAGCCCTCGGTGAGGACAAGCACGTCGTCGCACAGCGAGCAATAAACGTCCGCAGGCACGTCTAGGGCCATCTGATTGACCATGGCGCCCAGAGAGCCGGTGCGCTCGAAGACGCGCATGGCGGTCAAGCCGCCCTTCAGCGGCGGGGTGCGGAGTAGATGCCCCATGCCGATCGTTTCGGGATCGTCCGCATCGGCGCCAATCACATAGGTGACCTCGTGCTTGCCGCTCTCCTGCTTCTGTAGGGTGCGGATCGTCGCCATGAGCTGGAAGCTGCGGCCCCGGCTCGGAATGCAAACGGTGATCTTCAAGCGCCACCTGCTGAGAGGGGAAAAGACGGGCGGGACCCGAAAGCCCCGCCCGGTAGTCGTCAGGTGGACGCGAGGCCCAGCGTCACGAACGCGGCACGATGCGCGTTTGCCAGAGCGATGATCGCCGCCGCCTGCGCCGAGGTGAACCCGAAGCAGGAGCTGGAGATCGAGCTGTTGATCGGCGCCGTGGTCGCAACCGCCGGAGTGGCGGAGAGCGCGACCTGCACGACCGGCGTGGCGCCGTAGAAGCCCACCTTGTCGGTGGCCGACTGGCCCAGACGAGTGCCGTCAGAGCGGCCGTCGGAGAGTTCACGAATGTTGGCCATGGATCATTCCTCCTTTAGGCCGTGCCACTCAGGCGCGTTGCGAGGTGCGGCTGCTGCGCGAGCATTCCGACGAGGATGTCGAAGCGCCACAGCGAGTCGTTGTTCACGATGTCGTAGCCCTCGATCAGGCGCATCGAGATGCCCTTGTAGGTCTGGGACGATACCTTGACGGCGCCCGGCGGCTTGACCAGCGGTGGCATCGCAACAGTGATCGCGTCCGGGTGAAACACGAGGTTCTGCCGGTAGCTGGTCGAAGCCGAGCCCTTGAACGTGATGTTCGCGGAGTCCGCCGGCACCGCCGAGCAGGTCTTGTACGGCCCCGAGGTGATGATCGCCGGGCTGATCGTGAGCGCCGCCTGGCCGGAGCCGTTGGCGGTCGCATCGGCGAGGACCACGAACTGGCGCAGAAAGTCCAGAGCATCGCCCGTCACGGCGTTGACCGCATACACGCCCGCAATCGTGAAGACATCGCCCTTCTTCACGGTGCCGGTCGTGTTGGTCATGCCCTTGATGTTGAGGGTCTGCGACAGGTAGGTCGTGCTCTTGGCCGTGGCGTAGGTCACGTTCTGGCTGGCGCCGTTGACCTGCTCCGAGCCCGAGAAGGCGCCCGTGGTATGGGCCTTCACATTCTGGCTCATGTAGGTTTCGGTGTTGGCGAAGCGGCCGAGGTTCGACTTTTGCAGCGCGCTGCGCACCGGAGCATCCGCGGACAGTCCGGTGAGGCTGCCGACCGTGCCCCAGTAATCCGCCGGGGACAGGATGCCTGCCCAGTCCTTGGAGCGCGGCACCGACAGCTCGTCCAGGCGCTGCGGCGCGAGGGCGTAGTCGGCATAGCTGTTGACCGTCTGACCCGGAGTGCCGACCCAGTTCGGGCAGTTCTGATACAGCTCGGTGTGCGCCATGATGTCGATCGTGTTGGCGAGCAAGATGGCCTGCGGCTTCAGGTAGCGCTCGCCAAAGTTCGTGATGCTCAACGTCATATCGACGTTGTCCATGTCGAGGTCGGCGCCGAGCAGGGTCGCCACCGTCATGGTGGTGTTGCCCTCCTCAGTGTCCTGCACCACCTGCGTCTTGCCGGTGCGGACCTGGCCCTTGATCGGGCGGGCGATGCGGATCGTGCTGCCCGGCTTCTGCGGGCCACCGAACTGCGCTTCATAGTCACGATTGGTCAGGCCAATCATGACCAGTTCGTTTTCGAGCTGAAACAGCATCTCTTTCAAGATGAGGTCGCTCGTCAGGATGGAATTGCTCATTGCCTATAGCCTCGTGCGGCTAGGCGCTCCGTCTCCACTTGGCGTAGTCGTCCATCGTTCCTTTATTCGGATCGAACGACGCCTGGGAGCTGCCCCCGACTTTCGTCAGCGGGGCCGGCGCCTCGGTGGTCTTCTTCGGAGCGGGCTTGGCCAGCTTGGTTTCCGCACGCTCCATGGCTCGCACAGCCACCGCGTCGCTGAGCCGGGCAATCCGGCGTGCCTCATTCGGGTTGTCCGCGAGCCACTTGGCCATGTCGGCCGGGCGCTCGGACTCTCCGAGGTAGTCACGCATCACAGCGCTGATCGGGAAGTTCGGCGCGGTGATGGTCTCCATCACCTTGTCGAAGCCCTCGATGTCCTCGCCGGCATCCTCGATGCGCTCGATGATCGACCTGTTGGCCTCTCCTTCTGAGCGGGCTGCGGCGATTTCTGCCTGTGACGGTTGCCTCTGCTGCGGGGGCGGGTCGCCCTCGGTCTGGGCCTGTGGCGTCGGAGCGCGAAGGCTCTCGATTTGTGCCTGCAGGAAGCCGAGCTGACGATGTAGCTCCCGGTTTTCACGACGTTGGGCTGCGAACGCTCTCGACTCACGGCGGCTTTGCTTGTCGGGCTCTTGGCCCTTCTGCTCGGCCGGGGTCGCGGTGGTGTCCACCGAGGCAGGAGCCGAACCCTGCGGGTCGCCAGTCGTAACTGGCGCGGCTGTTTCGGACGCTACAGGATTTGTAGTGCCGGTGTCAATTCCTGTTCCGCTCACGCGGGTGCTCCTTGTGATTGGTCGATCGGTTCGAGGTCCACCATTTCGCCGCCGCCCATGTCAGGGCCGCCTGCCATCGGCGGCGCGGCTGGGATCGGCTGGCCGGGCGGGCCGGCATCAGGCGGGGGCATTGGCGGTTGAGGCGGATGCGGCGCCCCCTGCTGGCCTTGCGCAAGGCTCTGCACGAGTTGCGTCAGGCCCTGGAGCTGGACGCCAAGCGCCGACATCTGCGCGGCGAGTTGGTCCGCCTCGAGCAGCGTCTTGGCCGTCTGCGCGTGCTTGAGGTCAGCCGAGGCCGCCTTGTCCAGTGCGCTCGCCATTTTCTCGGGATCGACCGGGGGCTCCTTGGCGGGCACGTCCTCTTTGACGTTCGCTGGGATCGTCCGCTCGATGCGCTTCGCGATCTCCTCCGCGTACGGGATGTCGAGCGACTTGATGAACAGATCGCCGGCCACTCCCATAAGCGCAGGCTGCGCCTGAATCAGCGCCTGCGTCGTATTCGCGGCCTCGACGCGCTTGGTGGCGAAGCCGGGGCCGGTGCTGACCACTACGTCGTACTCGCCTACGCCCAGGTCATGTGTCTTGATGATGGCGTTGTTGAGCGCGTCCTTCTTGCCGGTGTCGAACGGCTGGTTGACGGGCGTCATCTCATGCGTGCCGTCCTCCTTGAGGACGCGCACGATGCGCGGCGTGTCGAATACCTTGGGAAAGATGTCGATCAGGATCAGGCCAATCTGACGCTGCGCCGTCGCCAGATTGTCGATGTAGAGATAGGTCCCGGTATCGCCCTCGCGCTGGCGGGCCAGGATCGCCCGGCCGCTCGTCTCGTTGCTCTGGGCGCCCAGCGAGGCGTCGTAGATGCCGGTGATGTCCTTGATGTGCTGCGAGGACTGCACCACCAGCTCGGTAAGGCCGGGGTTGATTGGCACCGGGTCGATGCGCTTGGGCGGGCCGGGCGCATTGGGGTCTGACTTGTACGGCAGATACGCGTCATTGCTCGAGCCCGCGTTGGCCCATTCGTTCTCGTAGCCGCTGATCTGCGTGGTGGAGACTGCAATCGGCGCTTTGGGGGCCTTGGCCGCCTGCTCGACTTGGGCCGTCACGGCGTAGTTGAGCACCTGCTGCGGCCCAATGGTGTCGTGCACCATGCCCGAGCGAACCGTGCGACCGTCAAGGCGGACCTCTTCGCCCAAGACCGGGACCAGCGGGATGTACTTACCTACCCAGCGCTGGGGCTCCCGAATGATCTCCTTGCCCGACATGATGCACTGCCAGATCTCCTCAGTCTGGACCTTGCGGGTTCTCTTGGCCTGCTTGGGGTCGAACGGAACGCCCGTTTCCTCGGCCTTCTTGAGGGCGGCATCCTGATCGACAACACTGCCGTCCGGCAGCTCGAGCAGCGTCTTGGTGACGGGCTTGCGGTAGAAATACTCCGCAACCCGAATGGTCTTCTCGGTCTTCCAGACCATCCCGCCTGACGGCGACGAAGGGAACGCATCAAGAGACGCCTTGGGGTACGCTTTCTTGAATGCCTCGATGGGCATGTCGTCGAGGACGAACATGGCCGCAGCGTCGGACTTGTCGGGCTTCTGGGCAGAGGGGTCGCAGAGAACGCCCAATGGGTCGTGGATGCCGTTGATACGAATATCCAAATCGAAGGCGTCGTCAGAACTGTACTCGGTATCGACCCGAATCCAGCCGATGCCCGACTGGCAGGCGTTCTCTACGGCCTTCACATAGGCGGCCTTAGCGTTGCTGGCCTGATCGATGTTGCGGTACAGGCCGTTGTAGATGTCAGCAACGTCCTGCGAAGCGCCATCCTTGGCCGGCATGAACTTGGGAACCGGCGTGTCCTTGCGCACATCGCCCGTGACCTGGCGGACGAAGGCCTTCTGCCGGTTGATCACGATGACGGGGCGGTTTTCCTTCTCGCGAGCCACCTTGTCGGCGTCGGGCCACTGCTCGCCGGCATAGAAGCGCTGGGCCTCGCGAGCCTTCGTCCAATTCTCCTGCTCCGCGGCGTAGTAGTCGGACGCACGGCGGAGCGCCTCGGCGTGCAGATCCTCATCGCCGCCGGCTGAGGAATTGCGTTCGTCATCGGTGGATTCGGAGAAGGCCATCAGCGCCACCGCTTCATGTAGCGCTCGGCCGCCCACACAGAGCGCAGCGCAAGGTGCGACACGTCATTGCCGCTCATGTGTGCCCAGACGCGGCCCTCAGCGATGGCGCGTAGGATGGCGGCCTTGTAGGCGGCTTCGGGTTGTTCGCTTCTCATGCGCGCTCAAACCTCCGGCACCAGTAGTCGGGATCGATCAGGCCCATCACAATCTCGCAGCGGTTCGGCGCCTCGAAATGCGCGCAGTTCTTGCAGCGCGTCGCGCCCATGCCGGGCGAGTAGTTGACGCTGGGCTTGGAGACCTTCGAGACAAGGGCGTTTCTCATGCGGCCATCCATCCGCCCTGACGCGGGCGCGAACTTGCCTTGCTGACGGCCTTGTGCACCGGCTGGGCGAAGGTGAGCGCGAAGGCATCGCTCTCGTCGGGCGACATGCCGATGCGGTCTTTGATCAACTCCTTGGGCTCGAGGAGCATCTTGTCGCCCTTGAAGCTGTAAGTGATCTGTGGCAGCACGCCGATGACCTCGGGAACGTCAGGCAGCGCGCCGC